CTAAAAATGAAAAATGAAAAAATTTTTTAGACAATGCTAATCTAATAATGAACAATCATATTACCGGAAATACAGAAGCCAAGCAAGAGATTTTAAAAATATTATGCCAATGGAAGGATGGTATTATTGGTAATAACTATGCAATCGGTTTAGAAGGAAAACCTGGTACTGGAAAAACAACATTTGCAAAACATGCAGTATCGGAGGCAACTGGTTTACCGCTTGTTTCTATTGGTCTTGGTGGATGTCAAGATGCCTCTTATTTAATGGGTAATTCTTACACATATGAAGGTTCAACTTATGGTAGAATGGTTGGAGGATTAATAGAATCTGGTTGTTCTAATCCTATCTTCTTTTTTGACGAGCTTGACAAAGTTTCTGCATCCGCCAAAGGAGAAGAAATAATAAATACTTTGATACATTTGATTGATCGATCACAGAATTCAGGTATAAGAGATAAATATTTTTCTTTTGATATTGATTTTTCGAAGTGTACTTTTATATTTTCTTATAATGATAAAAATAAGATTTCTCCGATTCTTTTAGATAGAATAAAGAACATAAATGTAGAAACACCTACAAGAGAAGAAAAGTTTAAAATAATAAAGAATAATATACTTCCAAAGTGTTTAGAAACCGTAAAAAAAAATATTACACTTGACGATGACGTTATAAATTATGTATTGAGTAGGAATGAAGAGGAGTGTGGAATGCGCTCCATAGAAAAAGATATTGAGCACTTGGTTCTTAGTGCCAATTTGACAAAAGCGTACGGTTCGTTATCAATTATCGGAATAGAAAAATCATATACTGTAAAGAATTCTATAAATATAGAATTCGCGATGGATGTTTTGAAGAAAAAAAAAGGGAATCGCGTAATCAATATGATGTATACATAGTATCGTTATATACTGGTGAAAAATACATTTTTGCAATAATCCATCTTTTGTCTATATTTTCTTTTAAATTAAAACCATCTTCTATTGTATTAACAAAAGAGTGCATTAATAGAGACCCTGAATAGTAATCTTTGCTAGTTATATCACAAATACTCAATGTTTTATTTTTCATTTCCATTAATGCAAATGCTCGTAATTTAGTGTGATGTAATACGGCAATGCATCCTATATTCTCTGAAGAATGTGAGTTGTATGTATTTAAAGCCAAACTGAAATGATTTGCGTCTTCAATATTATCATGTGATTGTGCTTGATCTTTCCATTTTTTAATTTCACTTTTTGCTTTTACTATTGGAATCGGTATAACACGCGGAGTAAGAATAAATACGAAAATACTTACCAAATACATTTTTATAATTGTATTATTTTTAGTTTTATACGTCTTAATTTTTTTCGTATCTTAGAGTCTTAGAGTTTGAAACGATTATATGCATGGGTGAGGTCGAATAGGAATATTTTACGACTTGTAATTTAAGCTATAAATGCCACTGATATAATTTTATTTTTTTATTTAGTTGTAAACAAACCCAATGGGATCAAACCAAAATATAGACTCGGATCAGATTTCTATATCTTCATCATCTTCTTACAGAGACATGACGACGATGATGGTGTGTAAGCGTTCAGGTGGATTAGAACCTGTATCTTTTGATAAAATAATAAAAAGAATTGCAAATTTATCTAATGATTTAGAAAACGTTGATCCTATAGTTGTTGCACAAAAAGTTGTTGCTGGTTTGTTTCATGGTGTTAAAACCTCACAATTAGACGATTTGGCAGCAGAGGTTGCTGCATATATGACTACGATTCATCCAGATTATAGTGCTCTTGCAGCAAGAATTAGTGTATCAAATCTTCATAAAATGACCAGCCCTGGTATAGAATGTATTTTCCAATTTTTGAATGACAAAACCCTTGCTTTTATGAAAAAACATAAAGAAAGAATAGAATCTGAAATAAATTTTGAAAAGGATTTTGAATATGATTTCTTCGGGTATAAAACACTTTCAAAGTCATATTTATTAAAAGACATGGAAACAAAAGATATTATTGAGCGTATACAAACAATGCTTATGCGTATATCTTGTGCGATTCATTGCGAAAGTGATAATATCGATTTATGTATAGAAACATACAATTACATGTCAAGTGGATACTTTACACATGCGACACCCACAATGTTTAATGCCGGAACAAAATTCCATCAACTTGCATCTTGTTTTTTAATGACAGTAAAAGACGATTCTATTGATGGAATTTTTAGTACAATAAAGGATTGTGCTTTAATTTCAAAATCATCTGGAGGTATCGGTGTTTCTATCAGCAACGTACGTTCAAAAGGATCCAATATTAAATCTACAAATGGCGTATCAAGCGGTATTGTCCCAATGTGTCAAGTGTTTAATAATACTGCACGTTATGTTGATCAGGGTGGAGGGAAGAGAAAAGGTGCAATAGCAATGTATTTGGAAACCTCACATCCTGATATAGAAGAATTCTTGGATTTAAAAAAGAATCATGGTAAAGATGAAATGAGAGCACGTGATTTATTTTATGGTTTATGGATTTCAGATTTATTTATGAAACGTGTTGAAGGGGATAAAGAATGGTCGCTTTTTTGCCCATCCAAATGTCCTGATTTGATAGAATTATACGGTGATGAATACGAAAAACGTTACGAGTATTATGAAGAAAATGGTTATGCTGCAAAAACAGTATCGGCACAAAAATTATGGTTTGCTATATTAGATTCCCAAATGGAAACAGGGACACCATATATGCTCTACAAGGACGCTGCAAATAAAAAATCAAATCAAAAGAATTTGGGTACAATCAAATGTTCAAATCTTTGCACGGAGATAATAGAATATTCTGATGAAAATGAAACTGCTGTTTGCAATTTAGCATCAATTGCATTACCAAAATTTGTCGTTGATGGTAAATTTGATTTTGAAAAACTTGGAGCAGTTGTTGAAGTCGTTACACGAAACTTGAACAATGTAATTGACGAAAACTTGTATCCATTGGATACTACAAAAGTCAGCAACAATAAACACCGTCCAATCGGTCTAGGTGTACAAGGTTTAGCAGATGTATTTCTCAAGCTACATGTTCCATTCGAATCAGATATTGCTAAAAAAATAAATAGCGAGATTTTCGAATGTATTTATTACTATTCTCTTCAACAATCTTGTAAACTTGCTGAGAAAAATGGGTCGTATGAATCGTATGAAGGATCTCCTGTATCAAAAGGTATATTACAGTTTGACATGTGGGAAGATAAAACAACTTCAAAAGATCTTGCTCTTGATTGGGATGGCTTGAGACAAAAAATAGCAAAACATGGTCTGAGAAATTCTCTTTTAATAGCACCTATGCCAACAGCATCTACTTCTCAAATTTTAGGAAATACTGAATGTTTTGAACCAATTACATCAAACATATATTTAAGAAGAGTATTGGCTGGTGAATTTCCAGTTGTAAACAAATACCTGATAAAACATTTGAAATCAATTGATCATTGGAATCCACAAGTTGCAGATCAAATTATTCACGACAAGGGTTCAGTTCAGAATTTGACATGTTTATCCGATTATGACAAGGAGGTTTACAAGACAGTTTGGGAAATAAAAATGAAGAGTGTAATTGATATGGCAGCAGATCGTGGTCGTTTTATTGATCAGTCACAATCTATGAATTTATTTATGGATTATCCTACACATAAAAGACTTTCGAGTATGCATTTTTATGCATGGAAGAAAGGTCTGAAAACTGGAATGTATTATTTAAGAACAAAACCTGCAGCCGATGCACTTCAAGTAACTGTTTGTAACCGTGATAATAAAGATTGTGCAGCGTGTAGTGCTTAATTATTGTATTCAAATGTGAATGGTGTATATTGGGTAAGTTTTCAAAAAAAAACCAATCCACATTTTCTCAAATGTTAAATTAGGTAACTATGACTTGTGGTTTCGATCTTCCAAATACCGTTTCTATAACAGAAGTAAAAGCACCAGCCCGTTCTGATGTACATTCTCGGAATAGATAGATAAATACAATCAACAATATTACGGTTCCTATTATACTTGGAATCAATACTTCGGGTGTTAAAAATGTTATGTACCATGGAGTTATGATTATTGGTTCAGTAAATGGAGGAGATGGGAATGGTGGTGATGGTGGAGAAGTGCGTGGATCTACTTTCAAGTATGAAAATGTTCTTCTATAATTTTTGGATTCGTCAAAAGAAAAGTTCAAAATCTCTTGGTTGTTTGACACGAAATTACAGTAGAATAATGTTTCATTTACAACAACTTGAAATCCCCCACAACTTCTAAATAAATTATTACAATATCTACAACATGTTTCAAGGTAGTTGTGAACGTTGTTTGAAAATATTATTAGACCGTTTTCATTTCTACTTTCTAAAATTTCAAGTTTTTGTGAATCCATATTTGGATTTCTATAAGAATATGCTGAATACGGTTCATCTATCATTAAAATATTATCTGAAATAGAATCAGATAAAAATCCTATATAATTTCTTAAAACATTGACACCGACATTTACAAAAATACTTGATAATGAATGTTCATGAAATGAATATTCAGAACAGGTTGTTTGTGAATATGGTATACTTGGTGGATTTGGAGGACTTTTAGGTGGAGAAGGTGGTGATGGTGAATTTGGTGCTTGTTGTATGGATATACAATTTCTCAGTAAAATATTACGAAAGTCTGGTTGGGATGACATAAAATTATTGGGAAGACATCCATCCGAAGATGTACAATAAAATTGTGCTATACATGACTGGGAGTTTTCATAATTGTTCTCCACTAGTTTTATCTTCTGAGTGATTGTATCATTTATAAACTGTATACATATTCCTTGATCTATTTGATTATTATTTTCATATTGTGCATTGAGATTGATAGATATTTGATTACATGTTGTGTTTGTAACATTTGATTCATATATAGTAGATGGTGTTCTTACAGAACAAAAATTTATATTTTGACTTGTTTGGCATGGTAAAGTACCTACTATAGAATATTCAAGTACAGTAATCAAGAAATACATTTATACATGTTATTATTTTCTTACAGCATCTCTATCTCCAATTTTTTTATTTGTATCAATTACCACTCTGTTATTTTTTCTACCGAGAATTGTTCTTACTATTAAGTTTAGTGCATCTGCTCTTTCTCTTGTGCATAATCTGAACACAAATACAGATAATATTGATAAAATAACAGTTCCAATTAAAAGTGGAATAAAGATTTGTGGTTGAAGAATAATATTTTGCAAAGTTGGTGGAGGTGTGTTTGGCATAGGCGGTGGTTCTGGTATAATTGTTGATATT